GACCTGCCGCAAACTGGCGCCTTAGCGCCAGTCGCGGGATAAGGCCAGGTCAGGGGTCGATCCTGTCGAGCGCGAGGTTCAGCAGGTACGACAGCGAGCACGTGTCGGGAGCCGTCAGCTTGACGTCGGCGATGATGTTGTCAGCGATCGCGCGATCGGCCGCGACGTGCACGCGCTGTTCGCTGTGATCGAACACGAGCCAGGCCGCCGTGACGGCGTCGAGGCCATTGCGCTCAGCGCCCGCGATGATCAGGTCAGCCGCGTGCGTGATGTCAGCGGCGTGAACGCTGTTGAAGGTTCGTTCGTTCGTCATGCCGGAATCCTAACATAGGCCCAGGTTGCGGCGCAAAGGTCATTCGTTGAACATGTCAGAGTCGGGCAGGCCGATGTGCGCGAGCAGCTGATCGATCAGCTCGGGCATGTCGCGCGCAGCCACGTGCAGGTCGAGGAGGATCACAGTCGACACGACGGCGTCAAGCTCGCGCTGTGTGGCTCCCGACACGTATTTGTCATTCATCGTGCGCGTCATCGTCAGCAGGTCGTGGCCACTGTAGTTGAGCTGATCGCCGAGCGACACGAGCTGCTCAGTGATCAGGTCAAGCGTCAGTTTCGAGTGTTGCATGGCTCATTCCTCGCTGTAGTCAGCTTCGATCTCGGAATCGGGATTGGCGTCGTCCTCGTCATCGACGTCGTCCTCTTCAAGGATCATGTCATCCTCGTCGAGAATCCCGAGCGCCGCGCGAAGCTCATACCTGAAGTCGTCGTAGTCGTCGTCGCTCGTGAACGAGGCTTGAGCCAGGAGGAGCAGCGCGTCACGTGTCGGGTCGTCGTAAACCTCGGCCTCGAGCGCGTCATCAGCCACCTCGTACGCGACGTCGCTCAGGCCGAGCAGCCGTGCGACGTGCAAGTATCGAGCGGCTCGAACGCTGTCGTCAGCGCGAGCGGGAATGTCAACGCGAAGGTTCATCATGCCTCGTTCAGGTTCGTTACAGGCGAATGTCGGCGATGTCGCTCAGGCTGATCGTCAGCTCAGAGCCGCTGTATTCTTTGCAGTCGAAAACCGGGTTCGAGGTGTCGCTGATCGCGAAGATTTTGACGCTCAGCACGTCGCCCTCGCCGTCCTCGTCGCTCGCCCAGTCGCCATCCTCGTAGCCCTCAACAGGCGTAAGGTACGCCGACGCGTGGCCGCGCTGTTCGATTTGACGCTTGAGCACGCTCAGGACGTTTTCCCAGCCATCGCGAGCCGAGGGCTTACGAGCCGGCTTCACGCGCTTGAGCTTACGCGCGACAGCCGTCGTGCGCGGCTTGGCGTGTGCACGCTCGCTCGTGAAATCGGCGTTCATAGCGTCAAGCTCAGAGCTGCTGTCGACGTTGTAGAACGCGCGAATGGCGGGGTCAGTCGAGGTCGCGGCGCTCGTCATGCGCTTAGCCTCAAGATCGTGGCCACGCCGACACGCGGCGCGTGCGGCGGGCGTAGACGGGTGATCACAGGCGGCGTGTGAGGTTCGGTTCGTCATGACACCCACCTTACATAGGTGGCGCGTACAGCGCAAGGTTTAGTTTGCACAAGGAAACTGGCGAAACAGGCTTGGGTTCCCAGGTCAACTGTGCGTATACTTGTGCTATGACGAACACGACGAACTCCAGCGCCCACGCCGCCTGCACCCACCCGCGCACGAAGGTGGCTCGCGCCATCTGCCGCCGCCAGCGCGCGGCCTCGATCAAGTCGGCCAAGCAGGCCACCTACACGACGATTCAGGGGAAGGGCTCGAAGACGACGCATTACGCGATCTTCGACGACTCGATCTCGATCCCGGCCTGCACGGGCAAGCCGTTCGCCTCGCCTGACTACGCGCTCAGCGAAATTACGATCGACGAGCGCCCGACGTGCCCGCGCTGCGCGAAGCTCGACGCCTCGACGCTGAATGCCTCGATGCGCAACATCTGATGACACTGCGCCACCTCGTGTGGCGCTTTCGTCAGGGAAAAAAAGATCTTGTCAAATCCCCTGAGTCGCGCCCGCCAGGTGTGATAGCGTCTCAGTATGACGACACAACGTGATCGCGATCGCAACGCCGCCGAGGCCGCCAGGCGCGCTCGAGGCTTGCCTCACGCGTGGCCAACCCCTGTCAATCGCGAATACGCGATGCGTCAGGAGCTTGCGCCGATGCTACAGGACTACGCCGCCGATCGAGGCATGAGCGTGGCCGACTGGGCTGACATGTACGATCGCACGATCGGCGAGCTGCTCGCGCACGACGAGCGCAACGGCCGGCCGTGAACGGCGAGCGCACGATGACTGATCAGCTCGAGGAGCTGACACGCCGCCTCGATGACGTCACTCAGCGGCTCGAGGCCGCCGAACGCCAGCTCGATTCCTACATGACGAACGCCGACGGCGTGATCATCGACGTATCCCGATAAAGCCACTGGCCGCGAAAGCGGCCTTTTGGCGAGAGTGCCTAATTCCTTTTAAACTGCCTCATGCCCGCGCAGAGCGAATCATGCGCGGGCATTCTGAGACCGGGAGTTAGAACAAGTTCTTGATCGCTTCGAAGAAAGCGATCGCCTGCGCGCCGTAATTCACGAGCAGGACGACGAATCCGATGAAAGCAAGGAGGCCGACGATCTTGCCCACTTCATTCCTTTCTAGGGCTTGGGATAGGTATCGTTCGGGCTGTACTTCTCGGCCTCGGCCTTAGTCGTGCAGACCTTGACGACCTTGTCATTCGCGCCCGCCACGCCGTCGTCGCCGAGCTGGCGAACGGAGATCCCCCACTGATCGAAGGAACAGCCGCTCGACGCAGGCGGGTAGACGTTGTCGACAACGCCCTTGACGGGATTGTTACATCCCGCGAGCAGGAAAGACAGGGCGAGTACAGCAATGCCGATTCGCATTGGGTCCCTTTTTGTGTAGGCGCTGATTTTGTACAAGGTGACTGTATCAGGACTTCAACTTCCGCGGCAAGCCTTGAGCAACACGCTTGCGCTCGCGACACCTTGACCTGGCAGTACGCGTTCGTTCGTGCTCGCAATCGAAGTGGCCCCCGGCTAGGCGAAGGTTGACTATCGCCTTGATGTAATTGATGTCAGCCCACACCTCGTGCCAATCCCAGCGGCGCTGTTGGCGCTCGCGCGTGCACGTCACACAGGCCTCAACAACGCGGGTGTGGACGCCATTCAAGTGCTCGCGCCGCAAGTCCTTGACGAGCCCGCATACAGCGCAAAGGCCATCACTTTCCCTTGCGCGCATCAATTCACATTTCCTACATGAGCGCGCAGCCATGCCTTCTCCACACGAGCCATCAAATCATACCCGGCGTTATTACAAGTTCGCTCTGACACGCATCCAGGTGGCCGTTTCGGCGAAATTCCAGCCCTCCGCACCCGTGTGCGTTTCCCACTCAGGCTGCGGCTCGATCGCGCGATGCTTTCCCGGCGCTTGCGACAGTAGGAACTGCCGCCACAGCACGAGGGCTATGGCGGCAATCACGACGAGGTGTGCAATCACGAGGCGTACTCGCGCTGGCGGAGCTGGGAGATGTGCAGGCCGCGGGCCTTCAGCTGCTCCTCGAGCCGATCGACGCGCTGAATTGACAGGAGCCGAATCGCCTCACGATCGCGCGAGGTCAGTCGACGCTGCAGGATCTCGACGCTCATGGCGTCGTCGTCCTCGCTCGCCACACGCACAGCCGCGGGACGCGTCGAGCTCTTGGCGTTCCAGGCCTTGAAACGGCGCGCGAGCGTCGGGAGGTCGGACGACGTGAACGCGTATCGGCCGCCAGCCCCCGCGTTGGCGTACGTCGCGTCGGCGCGCAGGAATCGGCGCAGAATTTTCGGGGTCGTGCTCAAGTGTTCGGACACCTGGGCCGTCGAAAGATCAGACATGTCAAGCTCCCTTTGTTGTGCGGCAACGACTTCAACGTAACATGTCGAATTCGACTCGGTCAAATTCGATGCGTGAGCGATTCGGGGATCGAACCCGATGCGGGCGTTTGCGCGCGTAATCCGTAAAAGCTTATCGCTCGTAAAGCAATTAAAGCAATTCGAAATCTACGATGTCCGAAACGTCGACGTAGCCCTGAAAGCGGCCAGTGCGCTGTGTGACAATCGAGACGCGCGTGAAGGGGCCAGCGTAGCCAACGCCGACAGTGAAGTTGCAGGGGTTGACGTGGCCAGTGATCAGCTTCCCGCTGGCGACGAGCAGCGTATACACGCGGCCTGGGATCGGGTTGAAGGTGGGCGTCGTGTTCGTCATGACACAACCTTAACCTCGGCCTGGCGTTGTGTCAAGAAGATCTTTTGTGTGGGCCGTCACCGCAGGTCAGAGGCGAGTTTCGTGCAAACCTTGCGCTCGACACCTGTCGTGGGCTAGAGTTGGGGTATGACGAACACGAACCTCAACGCCGACCTCATCAACGCCGCCGTCGACGCGATCGCCGCGACGGCCGCCTTCAGCCACGCGAACCCCTCAGTGTCGCTCAAGCTGAACCCCTTCGTGAAGCCGTCGAACGCGGCCACGCGCAAGGCGTTCGGCTCGCAAAACGCCGTTTCCTCGTGCGCGGCGTGTGGCCACACCTACCCCCGCGTCAACGCCGACCTGAAGACGGCGTGCTGCAACGCAACGCTCCTCGTGCGCAAGTAACCTGCCTCACTCTCACAAATGGCCACACAACGAAACCCGTGGACGCGGAAATCGTTGTGTGGCCATTGTGCTGACGTACCTGGGAGGACGCGCGATCGTCGGGGGGTCATCGCGCTCACGTCAAGCTTTCGGCCGGCGTAGGCCTATTCAGCTCACAGCCACTCGCGATTGAAGCGCGTCAAGCCGATCACCTCCTTCGTTAGGCTCAGTCCTCGAGCTCTTCGACCTCGTCGTCCTCGAACTCCTCGTCCTCGACGACGGGCGCGGCCTTCGCCTTGCGACCCTTGACCGGGGCCGCCGTTCCCTTCTTCGCAGCCTTCGCGGCGCGTGCCTTCGCGAGGTTGTCGATCCGGTTCCCCTTGGCCTTGTCGGCCGCCCCGGACTTGTACAGCTTGACGATCTCGATCACGACCGGGTCCTTCTCGCCGGTGAACTCGTACCGGTTCCGGTCGGTCCCGACGGCGCGGTCGAGGATGCCCTGGTTGGCGAGCTTGCGCAACTGCGTCCGCAATTCGAGCGAGTTGACGGGGCGGCCGAGAACCTGGGTGAGGTGCTGGGCGAGCCACGGGGTCCCCTTCGCGGGGATGTTCGCGGCCTTCTTCGCGGGAGCCTTGGCAGCCGGCTTGCGCTTCTTGGGCGCGGGCTCGACGTCCTCCTCCTCGACCTCTTCGTCCTCGGGCTCGGGCTCCACCTTCGCCGCAGCGCGACGACGGCGCACGGGCTTGGGCGGGTCCTCTTCCTCGTCCGGCTCGTCGGCCTCGTCCTCTTCCTCGACGGGCGCGGGGGCAGCCTTGCGGCGAGCGGGGGCCTTCTTCGCCGGAGCGACGCGACGACGGACAGGCTTGGGAGCCTCTTCCTCTTCCTCGTCGGCCTCGATGTCCTCGAACTCCTCTTCGATCTGGGGTTCGACGGCCTTCGGCGCACGGGTAGTCCTGCGAGCTGTACGGGTGGCCATGTAAGGAAACCTTTCAAGAAGACGACGCGGCTAGAAGTGGTACATTATCTGTCTGCTGAAATGGTGTCAACGGCGGAGAGTACGGAATACCCACACACCGAGGTTCAGCGACAGCGCGAGAATCACAATGGCTATATACAGCATACATGCCATCACGATAATCGGGCAGAACAGCACGTTGAGAAACACGCTCGCCGAACCCCGGAAATTCGGGATCCACACGAACGGCCCGGGTAACGGAACGGCGAGTCGAATCGGCATGGCTGTACTCTACACGACGACGTCCTCAGCCTCGTTGTTGAGGTCACCTCGAACGAGACCTACAATGGCCTCATGATGACAGCGACACGCCGCAAGCCGAGCGACCTCATTCGCTCGCTCAACCACAGACGCATCCCCGTCGACCGCATGTTCCATGACAGTTACGTGCGTTGCGTGTGTCACGACTACGTGTGGCACGACAGCGACCTGGCCTGGAATGAGCGAGGCACGGCGGGCACGTGCGCGATATTCGCCGTCGGGCTCTGAGAGACCTGCGACAGCCTCACGCACACATCGTGTCGCGATCGGCGTTACGATCGCTCACAGGCCATCTCACGCTAGCGAAAGGTACGCCGTGGACATGTTCGCGAACGATGACGAACGAGATCAGTTCCTCGAGCGGCAACATCGGGTCGGGCAGATCTATCGAGACCTCACCGCGCTTCACCCGACGTGGCCGCGGGAACAGGTCGAGAGAATCGCTCGGGAGCGCGTCGAGCGGCGTGAGAAGGACTGGTCGAACAGCGTCGATGGCTGGATCGAGTTCCGCGAGTGGGTCGAGGCGGGCTACCCACAATCACCCATCGACGTCATTCTCGCGCTGCGCCATCGCGGGCGCTCGGAGCTGGCGAGGGAAGTGGGCGCTCGCGTGCTGAGGTCAAAGCCGAGCGCGAAGGAGCGGGTCCCGTTCATTCTCGACCAGGTTGACGAGCTTTGGGAAGTTGTGAAGGATTAACGAATGAACGAGACCACGATGATCTGCAAGACCTTCATGCATCAGCTCGACGGTCACGTATTCGCCGAGACGATCGAAGGTCAAGCGCGATGGGTGGCGCGGCTCGAGTGTGGGCGGTGTGGAACTCGCCGCATCGACGTGATGGTGCCGCAGTCGTGCAAGCTGATCTCACGCAAGTACGATTACACGGGCTGTGTCGATTACGATCGCACTGTCGATCGGCTCGACGCCAAGAAGGACTTGTTCAAATCAATGCTTCGGAGGTGATTAGTGTGGACCAGGATGAACTGCTGTTGAAGGCGATCTTGGACCGTCCGGACGGTGACGTCCTCAACATCATGCAGGTGGCTGCCGAGTACCAAGGCACCATGTACGACCGGCTGTCGAAGGCGTACGCCGAGATCACGGGTAAGAACTGGGGCGACCCTGACGCACCGATCCGACTGAAGGACTGAGATGGCTCACCTGCACTGCCTCGCCCACAAGCGCCGCATCCTGACGTTCAAGGACGCCGTCGGGCACGTCATCATCGTGCACCGCTCGGAGGACCACAACAGCGACTGCGACACGCGTTACGTGCGCATCGGGCGCTACACCTACGATCCCGCCCGGCCCGCCGAGTCGAGCGACTTCGACAATCACTCGGTCGGCCTCGGCGCGTTCGTCAGCTCTGAGCCCATCAACCCGGACCAGGCACGGCCGGCCGCCAAGCCCAAGCGCATGACGCGCAAACAGCGTGAGCGAAAGCGTGTCGCGGCGACGCTTCACTAAATTCTCTACCAAAAAGGGCCCCGACGTCGATGAGAACGCCGGGGCCCTAGAGTGGTGTGGGTTACGCGCCGAGGTCGGGACGCGCCGTGTGCTTCGTCCAGAACGCGACGCCCCACGTGATACCGCTCGTCACGACCGCCAGGATGGCGGCCTCGATGACATCGTTGAGCGCGGCCAGGGCCGGAACGGCCTTGAGCACGATGGCCGTAGCGAACGCCGACACGAGCGCCGCAGCGGTCGCAGCGGTCACCTTCTTCTCGATCACGGGCTTGACGTCGGGCAGAGTCATGTCACGAACCTTCCTTGGGTGTGGAAACTGCACGGCTGTAGAACTCTTCCAAGACGGACATCGTCTCGTCCCGGTTGGTGCCCAGTCGCTCGACGAGCATCGAGGACATGGCGTCGAGGTGCGCGGCCAACGTCGCCTCGGACTCGTCGATCTCCTTCGCGATGGCCGCGTTCAGGTTCGACTTCAGCGCTTCGAGCTGAGCGTCCGTCAGGGTGATGTTGCTGGCCTTGCCGGCGAGCTGCAGGAGCACCTCGTTCTGCGCCTGCAGCGCGTTCATGATGGCGAGCCGCTGGCCGTTCTCGTGCTCGAACTGTGCGCCGTCGAAGTTCTCACCCCGCACACCCGCGCTCATCTTGAGGATGCGGTCGAACATCCGTTCCTGCTGCCACTGCTGAAGTCCCATCAGGAAGTCATCTCCTTCGCTCGCGTCGACGCCGGGCCAGTAGTCGGCCACGACGCTCAGGTCGTAGTGCTTGCCGATCATCGGCGGGTGCGCGTACTGCTTGCCGACAGCGCCGTTCGGGATCGTCTCGCGCCCGTCGTAGTTGGCCACCCACCAATGCGGGTGATCCACACCAGCCTTGTCGAACTCCCGGCGCGTCGGGTCCCAGTCGTTCAGCTCGTTGACGTACACCGTCGGGTCGATCCCGGCCGCCCGCGCGGCCACGACGAGGGGTACGACGTTCGCCGGTGGCCAGATGCATCCGTCCTCGACGTCGAAGACATGCGCGTTGTGCGTCGAGCCGACAGCCGAGATCCTGACCTTGATGGCGTTCGGGAACCGATCCCAGGCCGCCTGGCTCCACTTGTAGATGCCGTCGACGTAGCCCGCCACGATCGCAGCATCGGCGGGAATGGCGGTCGCTTCGACCGAGTCGTACATTCTACGCACGAGTGTCCTCCCTTCGAATCATCGCTCTCTTGAACTTGCGGTACATGAGCAGCTGACGCCACGACGACACGAACGCCAGCAGGATGAGAAACGCCCTGATTCCGTCTTTAGCGCCTTCGTTCGTCACGAACTGGGAAACGAGCGACGCGGCGTACAGAGCGCCGATCGTGACGCCTGAGAGCATCAGCTGACGGCCCATTTCCGACGACCACCAGCTCGCCGTGAAGTGGTAGTAGATCGGGAAGATGATGGCTGGAATCGCGCCGCCAACGATGAAGATCAGGCGGAACCAATCGAACCAATCCGTCATTGAACCCGCCTTCTTCGGATCGCTGCGGCTAGCATGGCTTCCATGTTTTCCGCGAAGTGGTTGGCTCGCTGATATTCCTTCAGCCGCTCTGTGACGTCGGTGAGTTCCGTATCTTGCGATACTTCCTCGTACTTCTCACGCGCCGCTTCTAGAGCTTCTTCCGCCACCTCACGACGTTGTGTGGAATCATCATCGCCTCCCCAGTTGAACCAATTTCTCATGGATGGTCTCCCGCGGCTGTAGACCTTAAAGCGGTGATTAGCCCGTCTAGCGTCTTGGCGGTTTCGAGCTGGGCAGTTGCGACCTGATCTTTCTTCTCGAGCGCGGCCTGGAAGAACTTGCTGGTTTGTTCCCACATATCAGCTTGCTTGTAGGCCTCTTTGACGCGGTCTTCCATGACCTGCTTCGGAACGAGGTGACCTCGAACGATGGCCCAGAACACTCCGGTCAGAACACCGATCGCGCCGCCGTTCAGCAGAAGCGGCAGGTATTCAGTCATGGTCGACTCCCATTACTCAGGGATCTGTTTTCTGAGACGTTCGATTTCCTTGTCCCGCGCGGCGATGCGGCAGTTGAGAACCACGATGTTCTCCGTGGACTGCGCCATCAGTTGCCGGTATACCTCGATCATTTCGTGCAGTTCTATCGACTCTTGCGGCTGCGTCATTCCGGCACCTTGATCTCGTGGATGGAGAACTTCTCGTCGCCGGTCCACACGGCGTACCCGTCTTTCAGCCCGATGAAGAACCCACCCATTTCGGGATCGGCAATGGCGTTCACCGATACCACGACGCCAGCCTTGACCATGGCCGTGCACGAGATCTGGACATTCTTCCCGAGGAACGGCGTGAAGTCTTCTTTGGTGTACACGGATCCTCCTTTACTTGTAGCCCCTGAAGTACGCCTGGATCCTGCACGCGTTGCGGCCAGGAACGAGGTCGCTGGCCAGCTCAGCCCACGCCCACAGCGCCATCGTGGTTCCCGATGTTACGCTCTTCGAGAACGACCCCGAATACAGCCCACCCGGGTGTGCGCTGCCGCAGTAGCGAGGCGTGCCCGTGTTGTCCGACAGCCAGGCCCAGTGATGGCTCGTCGCGTTGGTTACCTCGAGCGCGAATTCCACCTGCCACACGCCGGCCGCGCTGAGCGTCAGGACGCCAGTAGTGTATGAACAGTTGACGGCTGTACCCTGTACCGCCGAGGTCGCGGTGATCTTCGAGTCTGCACCGGCCGTTGGAATGGTCTGCGCGCCCGTGATCAGCCACTCGCCACCAGGAACAGCGCCGGTGGATCGAATGGCCAGCCACGCCGATCCGGACCAGCGGTACTCCCACAAGTCCGTGGTGAGCAACGCCATCTGACCCACACGCGGGTCGGTGATGTCGGCGAGCGCGGCCACGGCCACGTACCACTCGCAGACGCGCCACACCGTGCCGTTGTAGACCTCGTAGAAGCCCTTGTCGGAGCGATAGATCGTGAAGCCGTTGAACAGCCCCAGCGTCGGCCGCACGGTGGTCGAGAAGGTGAGGCGAGGCATTGCCCACGCGCCCGCCGAGCGCACCCACGACAGGCCGGTGTCGGTCTCGTAGATCTGCAAGCCGTTGAACAGCCCCGTCGACGGACGCGTGGCCGATGTGCAGATCACGGCACCCATCGCGTCGTCGATCAGCTGGTTGTTGGCGTTGACCTTCGTGACGTCGTACAGCGTGACCGGGTCCGGCTTGCGCAGCGCGAGCTTGGCGGTGAATGTGTCAGCCACGAGAGTTCCTCTTTCCCAGCTCGTCGCGAACGCGCTCAAGCCGAGTGCGCTCAGGCTTCTTCGTCTCTTCCTGATGCGACTTGATGTTGGTGCGAACCGCCGCGCGTTTGATCATCACCACGTCGTCTTCGAGGTCGGACTGCACGCGCACGAAGTCGAAGTTGTTCGCAGTGGCTTCTTTCGTGCCCAGCTTGTCAGCTAGGAAAGAGCGCACGATCGGCTCGGGATCCTTCGTCCGCGTGGTGATGCGCATTCGCAGTTTCGCCTTGGCCACACGGGCCAGATGAGCCTCACGCGCTTCCTGCGTGTTCGACGAGGCGAACAGATGCACGCCCTCGGCCCAGTCGGCCGCCGTCAGGTATGGCTCAGCGAGGACGATGTCCAGGAGCGTGTCGACCTCGGTGATGGGAATGCCGTATTCCGCTGCACGCCATTCCATCGCGTCCTTGGGGAAGATGTTGACGCCGGTGGTCTCGGTGCCATCTTCGCGGATGCTTCGGTTGTGGATGATCCAGTGCTTTCCATCTTCTTCCACCTGGCCGTGCACAATGCGCACTACCGGACTGTCAGCCATATCGCACCGCCCAAATGAAGAGGTCGCAGTTGCCCGCCGGGTATTCCACCGTAAAGCTCGTCGTCGAGCGTGCGCCGATGCAATGGTACTTGCCCGCCGTAGCTCCCGATGTGGGCATCATGTCCACCACCGGAATAGGAACGGTGGCCATCGTCGCCCCATACCCGATCGTGGCGTTAGTCCCGCTGCCACCCACCTGGTTCACGTACAGCGCACTGAGCCCGCCGTCTGTCACGAATTGCTGGTAGCGCCCGCGTACGGAATGCGAACCGTTGCTGTCGATCTTGTAGCGCCATTCCGTGCCAGTCGAGTCATCGTTCCAGCCCATGAGGGCGTCAACCGCGCTGACCGCGAACCATCCTCCACGTCGAGCGCTGAACGGGCCAGGCGCTCCGGCCGTCGTGTTGTAGCTCCACATGGAGAACGTCGGCGCGAGCACAAGCGTGGTCTGCAAGCCGTTGACATCCAGCGTCGGCCCGCTGTTCATGCCCAACCAGATATCGCCCGATCCACCCAGCGAGTTGATGTAGGCATGTCGCACCGAGCCAGGTGTGGGCTCGAACCAGATTTCCGGGACGGGCGTCGACGTCGGGTTGATGATGACGCGTCGGCCCGTGATGCCACTCTGGAATCGTCCCGTCAGGATTCCTTCGCCGGTGGCCGCTTCCAGGAAGATAGTGCGCACACCGCTCGGGTTGTACGCTTCGAGCCCCGCCGGCACAAGCTGGACACGGGCCGCCAGCGGATCACCCGAGATGATCTTCGCGCCGACGAGCCAGTCCGCCGTGATGGTGCCCGCCGTGACCTTGCTCACCGTCAAGCTCGAGATGTGCGAATCGTCCACGAGCAGCGCTGTCGCCTGCACAGCGGTACTCGGCTGAGACGGGTTCCCGTCGTTGTCGACCGCGACGACCTTGAAGTACACAGGCGCAGTCGAGTCCGTGTTGAACGTTCCCACCGCTGACGTGAGGCTTTGCATCATGCCCTTGTTCGCGGGCAAGCGACCGAGCAGCGTTGCAGCGTTCGGCGTGAACAGCGGTTCGTACTGGCCGTGCACTTCGAGGTGATGCAGATCCGGCTCGAGGTTGAACGTACCGCCATCGCTGCGACCCAGATCGTGCTTGACCTGAATCGCGATCACCGATGCGGCGATACTCGGCGGAGCCGGTGTGGAAGGCGGAAGCGTGTCGCCGCTCGTCTGGAAAACGGTGACGGCGGACCAAGCTCCCGCGTTCGCTGGCGTACCGCTGTCGACCGCCCTGATCTGCGCCTCGTAGGGCATGTTCGTCGGAAGGTCTTGCAACAGCAGCGTGAGCTGGTCCCACGGCACCGATTGGAACATCCACGGCCCGGGCGTGTACGTGATCGGCTGTTCGTGCGTTCCCGCCGCGAGCTGAGCGTGCGTGAACACTGACATCTGCGAATGCGTGCTCGGATAGATCGGTGTGGAAGACGAGCGGTACCGAACGTCGTAGTGATCACCGTCCAGGATGCTCGACCCGTCGGTGTTGTTCGGCCGCGTCCACTTGAGCTGCACTTGCGCTCGCGTCTCGCCGTTCGTCGCCTGATACACCGAGAACAGAAACGGCGTCGTCCACCCGGGAACGCCCGGAATGGTCGTGTTCGGCACAGGCCTCGAGCCGACCGGCTCCGAACCCGAGTTCGTCAGCGACCTGTTGTAGCCACCGACGACGAGCGTCGACGGACCGCTTTCCCAGCTGACCCACTTCGTCAGGTCTGTCCACACGCCGAGGTTGTCGCGGTACGCGACGGTCATTCCCTTGGCGACCGGCCAGTTGATTTCAGTGATGCGCAACTTGACTGGGTTCAGCCGCATCCCCTTGAAGATGACTTCCTTCGAGGTGTCGATCAGCCCGAGCTCTTCGTCCTGGACCCACGCGTAGTCGCCGACATTCATAACGCCCTTGATGTCGTACTCTTCAGTCGACAGCGTCATTGCCGAACGAGGCTTGGTGAACCTGTTCAGCTGGAGCTGAGCGCGAGCCGGGGCGTTCGTCGGGTCAGTCGTCGACTCCGAGATCAGGCGAGTCATCTTGACAGCGTTGCCGTTCAAGTCCTTGTACGGGTTCAGCACCGGATTGATGCTGGCCGCAGCGGTCAGCGTCGAGTCCGATTCGCCCGACGCCAGCAGCAGCACTCGTGTGGTGAAGTCCTTGACGTCATCAGCCGTCGTCATCTGGCCGGGCAGGACACGCATCCGCATATCCACACCCGACATCCGACGCACAACGGCGCAGTCGATCGCCGCATCGGCCGTCACGAACAGATCCGACTCAAGCCCCGCGTCGAGCGTGGCGTTGCCTCGAACGATGTACTCCGCGCCTACCGTGTCGCAGATGTACTTGATGATCTCGCGCGAGTTCTGGAACTTGAACGTGCCCGACACGGTGGACGGCAACGTGAACAACGTGCCTTCCAGAACCGATCCCGACGGGGGCAGCGCTCCTCGGATGGCGACGTCGAACGCCGTGCCGACCGGGTAGGTCAGCGCCGTCTCGAAGACGTTGCCTTTGCCTTCCTCGTCGCCGAGCCAGAACTCCATGCCCGCGCCACCGATGCGGCGAGAGGTCTCTTCGAGATCGAGGCTTCTCACCACACCCGTGTAGCGCGACGACTTGAGCAGCGAATCGTCCAGGCGCTCGCCGAGGTATCCAGAGTGCACGACGATGTGACCGAAGTACTTGATGAGGTCGGTGATCCTCTTGGGCGTGCTTTGCTTGAGGCTCAGCTCCCACGAGCCAATACCTTGCAGCACTTCCGTCACGGCCATCTAACGAGTCACCCCGCTCACTGCTTCCGAAGGTGCACCGATGTATTGCTTCATGAGATCCACCGCGGCATCGCCAGACGCCACCGCGACGAAGTTGATGACCGAGCCGATCATCACATCCATCACCACTGTGGCGGCCTTCGAGATCCCGCCGTTCACCGCGTCGGCGACGTGCGTTCGCGAGGACCCGACAATGTAGCGGTTGCCGTTCGCGTCGTCCGCCGTCTTCGACACATAGCCCGTTGCCGCCGTGCCAGCCTCAGCCGTCGTCAACACGGCTTTGATAGTCGCGCTTGAAGCCGTCTGGATGTACAGCTCAGCGAACCTCGAGCCACGCCGCAGCGTCACATCGATCGTGACACGTACAGACGACAGCGAGCGAATCAGGCGCACTACGGTGACCTCTGGCTCGTTGCGCAGGATCGACACGGCGTCAGGCACGCCGAAGGACACGGCGTCGATCGTGACGTCCCAGTTCTTCGGCCGCCATGCGCCACCTGACCACGAGCTGATCTCGAGCACGCCACTGGCCGCGAGCGGCTTCACGCGCACGAGAGTGTTGTTCAGTTCCCAGCCGCCCGGCGTCGTACGGAACTGATCGCCCGTACGTTCCTTCGCGTTGATGTCCAGGAAGCGCACTCGACCGAGATCGTAGTTCGTTTCCGTGCACGACCATTGCGGGTTGATGTTCATTGCCAGGTTACGGTATACGCGAATGACGCCTTCGGATCCAGTCCTGTCGACGAGCGTCGCGATCGTGGAGCCAGAGTAGTAATTCGTGTGACCGATGGGCGGGGCGTTCCATCGCTCGCCGACGATGGCGTGATCGTTGAGTCGCGTCTGTGATCCCCCGAGCTTCGATTCAAGGTCCACCCCCGTTGCCTGACCCACACGAATCAGGTCGACCGACCAAGGCAGCGCGCCCATCAGGTGGTCATTCCACACCAACCACTGAGCGCTCGACTTGGCCACGTAGAAGTAGCCGTTGACCGCATCCTTCTGGCTGAAGGTCACGTTCACGAACCGGCCGCGCAGGTTCAGGATGTCCTCACGCCGCCGGTTCATGTCGGTAAGGCTGATGCGTGGCGAGGATTCCTGACCCGCCAGGCTCATCAGCATCACGCCATCGCTGTTCTCTTCGGACACTTCGTAGTTCTCGCGGATGGACAGGCGGCCGATCTTGACAGTGCCGTATCGGCTCATGACGAGTATTCACCTTCCAGGTTCCTGATGTCGTCACGAAGGCGCTTTGTGGTGTTACGCCACGCCACAGGATTGGTCGGGTCGAAATTGCCTTGCACGTTCAGGTCCACCTTCGCGATGTTCACCGCGCGTGTGGAATTGCTGATCGACGACTGTGCGGCTTGCATCGAACCGGCCAGCACACCGACAGGAGCAGCCGCCTTGGGCAGCTCGCCCGCGACGACGATTCCGGCCGCGATCGATCCCATCGTCCCGATGACGCGAGCCTTCAGCGAATTGATACCTTCCTCATAGCCCTGCATCGTGAACTCGCCAAACGCGCGGAACACGATGGAAGGCGAGTGGATTCCGAGGATCGACTTCGCCGACGCGACGATGTCGTTGCAGAAGTTCTTGATGCTCTGCACGGCGTCACCGAACATGTTCTTGAGGCCGTTCAAGAAGCCGATCACGACGTTGCGACCTGTCTGATACAGCCAATCGGCCGCACCTGACACGGCGTCCCAGATCCGGCCAGCCAGGCCACCGACGAAGTCGATGACGTTCTGGATGCCGTCGCGAGCCGAGTTCGAGACGTTGTTCCAAACGTCTGAGAACCACTGAGCGATCGGGTCGAACAACTGGTGCCAGCGCCGCACGACTTCGTCCCACTTGTCGCCGATGATCTGCGCCATCTCGCTCACGACGGCCGACACCCAGTCGCGGATGCCGCTCCAGAATCCCGTCCACCACTCGATGATCGGATCGAAGATCGTGTGGAAAGCGGTCGTGATCCCGTTCCAGATCATGCTGAGGAACTGAGTGATCCAATCCCAGATCGTCGTGACGGCGCTGACAACGCCACCCCACAAGAAGTTCCAGATCAGGAGAATGCCGTCGACGAAGGATTGGAACATGCTCGTGATCAGGTTCCAGCCCGCTTGGATCACGATCCAGATCAACTGCATCACCGTGCTGACGATGGTCCACGCGATCTCGAAGATGGACTGGATGATCGAGACGATCGGCTCAATGATCGGCCGAAGGTTGTTCACGATGTTCGTCCAGATCGTGGTCAGCGTCGTGCCGATCGCGGTCACCACACCCACGACGAAGTCGCGGATCGTGGTCCAGATTCCGGTGAAGAAGTCCGAGATGCCTTGCCAGATCGCCTGCAAGTCGTTGCCCGTGCGCGTCCACGAGCGCGTGACGAATCCCGAGATACCTTCGAAGATCCCCTTGAAGAAGTCGACGATGCCATTCCACACCGTCTTGGCCAGCTCGACGATCTTGTTCCAGGTCGAGGTCAGGAACGCCACGATCTCGTCCCAATACACCACGACCAGGATGATGAGAGCGATGATGGCCGCGGCGATCAGCACGAACGGGTTCAGTGCCATGACGGCGTTGAACAGGCCGAACGCGACCGTGGCCACCTTCAGCGCGATGGCGAACGCCGCGAACGCGATGAGCAGCGGACCGAGCGCAGTGGCGTTGTCGCTGAACCACAGGGCCAGGTTGAGGATCATCGGGCCGATCGTCTCGAGCGCGGGCACCAGCGTATCCCGCAGCACGATGGCCACGTCCCGAATGCCCGGCGCTGCGGCGATGAAGATGGGTCCGATTTGCTTGATGGCCGCGAGGAACACGTCCTGCAACACGCGACTGATCACAGCCAACGTCTTGCCCAGTTCGGCAATGACAGCCGAACCTTCCATCGAGTGCATCCAGTCGAGCGCGCCCTGTGTCAACGCGCGCAGCACGGTCAACAGACCTTGCCCGTCGCCCGCCACAGCACCGACCAGCTGGTTGAGGATGCCGAACACATTCATGACGATGGCACCCAGGTCTTTTACCGCCTGGATGCCGTTGCGCATGAACGTCTCAAGCTCGCCGGTTTCACGGATGCGTGCGATGAACGCGCTGAAGGACTCAGCGACGCGCACAGCGCCACCTGTCAAGCTCGCGAACACCATCGCGCCGATGGTGCCGATGTCGCGGAATGCCGGAAGGAGTGCGACGAACGCGTTGGCCAGGTTCCCCGTCGCCACACGTGAAGCCTCGAACAGAATGGCGAGGTCGGCCTTGGTACGTGACTGGCTGAAGAACGCGAGTGCGCCCTTGGCCGCCTCGTTCAACGCTTGCGCGATGCCGACGAAACCTGTCTTTGCCATCGGCAGGTACGTCGTTGCCAAGTCACGCACTTCTCGGGCCAGCCCCGCGAACAGCGTCTGAGACACCGCATTGCGCAGGTCGTCGAAAGCCGGCTTCAGATCCGAGAGGTCTTTCTTGAAGTCCTCGAATCCCTTCTTGGCCAACGCCAGCGTTACACCCGCGAGCCCGATTGCCGCAATCGCACCCGGGATGATCGCCAGCGCTCCCGACAGCGCCACAGCAGCGCCGACGAGCGCGCCGAGAAGCTGAAGACCCCCGCCCAATCCGCCGAACGCCAACACTGTCAAGCCGACACTCTTGGCAATAGACAGGAACGCCTTCATGACGCCCTTGTCCAGCTTCTCCATGTCGTCGTGAGCCTTGCTCAGCGTCTTGCGAAGTTTGGCCATCTCGCTGTCAACGGCCTTGGCGTTCTTGGCCTGATTCTTCGAGCTGGTCTTCAGCGTCTCGTCGAGTCCTTCGACGTCATCCTTCATCCCCTTGACGTTCATCCGGACACGAGCCACGCCCTTGTCGTCATAGTCGATGATGATCTCGCCGTGGACGCTACCGATCTTCTCGTTCGCCACTCTTCTTGCCTCCCCTCGTCGCTACAGGTGGGCTTGCAAAACGACCGACCGACTTACCGTCATCGTCCATCCACTCTGCGATGCGACGTTCGATGGCAGCTTCGCGATTCTTCTTGACCGCCCGAGTATTTTCTTCGACGTCAGCATCCATGGTGCTACCGAATGCCCACACGGCGCGATCGAAGTAGAAGGCCTCGACAGGATGCTCTAGGCCATAGAGCTTTGAGGGTGTGGAAGAGTACGCAGACGCCATTCTCCAAGCAGCGGCAAGGTTACTTGCTTTGCTGACGAAACCGTTCCAGCTCAGACACCTTGCCCACCGTGTACGCGAGAATGTGAGCCTTGTCCATGAAGTCCACCGTGTCGGTGTACGTCCACTGCGGCTCGCGCTCGTCGTACGGGAGGGGAATCTCCTTCTCGTTCTCATCGAGAACGGGCACGCCCTGCTCGTCGACCACGATGGGCCGACGGAGCGGAGGATCGACAACCATCGCGACCGCGACCTTGTCCATCAGCTCCGTCATCTTGGCGAGCATGCCAGGCTTGCGCAGCGCATTGAGGCCGATCTCTTCGGCCGAAGGACCGTCGGTCAAGGGCGCACTCGGGCGCTTTCCCTTGCCCTTGACGCGGTCGATGTGCTTGGTCTGAACCATCGACGACAGGAAGTCGACGTCGTCCACCACACCGGCGTGGATGAGCTTGTCCACACCCGGCTTGTGGACACGGGCGATCGCGCCGGACGGGCAGGTCAGCGTGCGGTGAGTGTCGCCACCCCAGCCTGCACCGTACACGATCGGCGCGTCAGGCATGTTCTCTTCGTTGGAAGGCATCCTAGTGCTCCTATTGTCCGAACGAGAATTAAACGGTGGTGATCTTCTGCGGGGCCGACCAGTTGCCGAGGAGCGGCGCGACAGTCTTCTTGGCGCGCACACGGAAGTCGTACGCGGTGGCGGTGACGAGCCCAGTCTGCGTCGACGTCGCCACGTTGGTGAGCGCCGTGGGCGGCGTGCCGGCGACCCAGGACGCGTCGGTCTGGGTGGCGAGCTTGCGCTGGATGTCGTAGCCCCCGTCCTCGTTGGGAACGTCGACCCAGTTGAGGATGACCGAGGTAGCCGTGATCGTGCCCGGAGCGGCCATCTCGGGCGTGGGCGGCGGCATCGGGATCGACGCCACGGCACTGTTCGCCACGAAGTCGTAGACGGTGCCGTACAGGTCGTCCTCGTCGGTCGTGTCAGGCGTGCCCATCAGGCAGCCGTAGCCGATGCCGGACGCGCTCGTGAGGAAGAACTGCTGGTCGCCGAACTCGCCGTCGATGGTGTCGTTGCACTTCGCGCGGTAGATGATGCAGTGCAGGTCACCACCCGAGTCGTCGATCGACTGGCCCTCGATCAGGAAGTACGGGCGAGCGTGCGTCACCTTCTTGCGCAGTCGCTTGCCGCCGGTGATCGAGCGGAGCTTCGCGCCGCTGAGCACGCAGTACGCCGGGAAGTCGATGCCGCCGCCTTCGAGCGACCATTCCACGGTGGGAGCCGACTCGTGCGTTGCCACCACCTCGTCGTCGCCTCGGAGCTGCTCCGAGTTTCCCGTCTCGGAGAAGGAGAGCTTGCGCGACACGGGCAGTCGGACAGCCACACCGAGCGAAGTGCAAGTCTGATCGGTGTACGGCGTCAGGACCAACCGCCGCAGACCGAAAGGCAGGTTTGTTGCCATCTACTGAGCCTTCCTTGGTTTGGCATACCGGTGGGTGGTGTGAGCACCCGTGAGAAGATCGAACCTGTGCAGCACAACCTCGTCAGGGCTGAGCTTGCAGAACTGGGAGTTGCACAACACCTCAACGGTGTGGTCGTCGATGACTTCCCCGTGCTTCTTGTTGTCGCACCGAAGTTCCGCCATCACGCCGCCGAACCGACGATAGTGAAGTCGGCGTGCCGCATGATCGTGCCGCCGGCATCGTCGCTCATGTTCTCCGAGAAGGCGTCCCAGATGACCTGAGAGATCCATTTGTCGACGGTGCCGGTGTTGATGCCGGCGATGTCAAACAGGGCTTTGTAGACGCTGTCAAGGCACCTGTCGATACGCGCGTAATCGCCCGGATCGTCGTGGATCCACACCTGGAGTACACGCCGTCGAACCGTCTCGAGCCCCGGCGACGTCACTCCCCAGTTCAGCACAAGAAACGGTCGCACTTGCGGCGTGTCGAGCGCGTGCGTCAGGAAGATCTTGTTGATGTCCACCGTTTCGGCGACCAGGCCAGGATCAGATCCGAGGAGCGTACGCACGTACGTCGTGAGCATGACACCTCCTAATCGAACACCTGTTCAAGCATCACCTTGAGTCGCGGAATCACGGACGACATGGTGGGCCCGATGATGGCGTACTTGCCGGACCACCTGACTTCGAGCCAGATGTTGTACGGCATCGACCCGAAGTAGGTCAACGTCGTATTCGACTTCGTCTGTGTCACACGGAAGCGCAAGCCGTTGCGAGCGTTGGAAGTACGGTCGGTCCAGCGTGCATTAGCCTTCATCTCGCTGGTACCTGTGAGACCCCAGTAGTGCAGGATGTCTCCGATAACTTCCATGTGCTTTTCCGGCAGGCCTTCCAGGCCGACTGACAGTGTGTCGTCGCGGATCCTCGCCCTACCCACTCCCATGTTTGGTCACCAGCGCTTTCACTTCGTACAGATTGAACGGCACGATCTCGACGACTTCGTATCGAGTGCCGTCAGCATCCCGCCAGTAGTCGAACACCTTCACTACGGCGTTGTACTCGCCCAGCAGTGTGAAGTCGATGATCCGTTCCACACCGTCCGTCGTGATGGTCGGGCGTGTGGCGTCGGACATCGTGATGAGCTTGAACACCTGGGCCGCGCGCGGCGCTTGGTCGGTGAACTTGAAACCGCCCGATCCCGTCGTCGCCTTCACTCGAGGAATGAGCGCGATAGTCGACGGGTCGGAGTCGATGAACTGCTTGGTCAGCTTCTTCTGCACTGTCAGCTCGTCGACTACCATCACTCACGCTCGATCCGGCGCACGACAGTGTTGCGTCGAAGCGCCGGGACAGATGCCTTCTGATTGAACTCCGCCAGCTTGAGGCTGTTGTTGAACACGTCGCCCAGCGAGCGCGACGAGCCCGCCTCGGAAACGTTGACCATCGTCACGCGGTCGGCGGCGATGCGCTGCCACGCCAGCGAGGCTGCCTTCGTGAGGTTGCCCGCAACCTGATCGATGAGAGCCCCGAGCGTGATGTCCGTGAGCCCGCTGTCACCCAGGACCAACTTGAGCTTGTCGATGTCTGCCTGAGCAGCCATTTTGCACCTCCTCGACGAACGCGGTGGCGTCATCACACGGCCGGCGACGTGTTAGGCCGTTACAGACGCGATCAGACGCCACCACGTTGCTACTCGCGCTCGTCGCGCTCGTCGTCAGCGTTCAGCCGATCGACCAGGTCCTGCTTCTTGCCCTTCGACGTGAGCGCGTCGACGAGAGCTTCGTCGCCGGCCGCCTCAGCGAGGGCGCGACGCTCGTCGAGCTCAGCGCGCAGTTCGTCGACGTTCCACTGGTCGTACGGCGGAGCGTCCTCCTCGACGGACTCGCCACGTGCGGCGAGCAGTTCGGCGCGGTCGCGAGCGGCCTTCGCCTCCCCGTCGAGCTGGGCGATCAGGACGTCCTTGCCGCGGACCTCCAGGAATGCACGGTCCTCGTCCGACAACGGAACCGTGAGCGTGCGACCCTTGTATTCCACACTCATCTCTTACGCTCCTCGTTAGTCGAAGTTGGTGGGCGGCGTGTACGTGGTGCCGGCGACGACCTGCAGAACTGCCGCTGCACCACGGTGACGCACACCCAGGCCGAAACCGCGGATGTAGTAGGAGTCGATCAACGGGTAGTCGGGCGTCGGGCCCTTCACCAGCCGCATCCCCTGCAGATCCGGGTTCTCGTGCTGCCGGATGCCGAGCGGGTTCGCCAGGTTCTCGATTCCGCCGGTGGCGAAGCAGAACAGGTACCCGGCCGGGATGTAGTCCTCCTCCACGATCAGGACGTCACCGTACGAACCGATGACGGTGAAGCCCTGGAGGTCGTTGCCCACCTGCGCGCCCAGCAGGAGCTGGTTCTGCGGCAGCAGCATCGCAGCGGTGCCCAGCGACGGGATGAAGTCCCACCGGCCGTGCGTCGCGTCGGTGACGCCGTTGTTCGAGGACGCGGAGCGGTACGAACGCACGACCGGCGACTGCGCACGGTTGATCATCACGACGAGCCGGTACCCGAGCGTCGTGGTGTAGCCGTGCTCGGTGACCTTGTCGGTCAGGTCGTCGAAGTCGACCGCTTCGAGGACGGTGCCGTTCGTGGTGAAGAAGTGGGTGTGCGTGCCCGCGAACGTGTTCGCCCGGTAGGCCGGAGGAACCGTGCCGTCACCGTTCCAGAACGTGTACACGTTGTACGGGTTCTGGTTGATGTCGGCCTTGGTGTTGACGTTCGAGAACACCCTCTTCATGACGGCGTTGAACAGCGTCAGGTTGTCCGCCTCGATCACGGCGTTCTGAATGCTGTCGACCTGCTGCGCGGTCGCCCCGGCCAGGAACTGCCAGGTGAATTCGGCCGCCTTGTCGTACCAGTCGAACGGGAAGCCCATCGCGTAGTGACCGACGTTCGAGCGGATGCCCACCGGCCGGCCGAACTGCGACGCCTTCTCGAACTTGCCGCCGGACGTGATGACCGGCACTTCCTCGATGGGCGAGGTCTGCGGGTAGGTCAAGAACCCGACGATGGCCGAACGCTGCGCGTTGTACGCCTCGAGCACCGCCTGGTAATCCGCCCACAGCGCGTTGAGATCGCGCCCATCCTTGGTCTTGGTGAGCAGATCGCCCTTGGCATTGATACCTGCACCACTAGCCACTTGTCGTCCCTCCTAAAAGCGTTTATCGTTGGTGTGGATCAGACAGTGTTCTCGGCGCCCTGAACCACACGGACAACGAGACGCGTGGCCTCGACGGTGGTGCCGATGCGACCGTTCGTCGCGCCCACCGTGGTCGCGCCGTACGTGCCGTCGACGTTGGAGGTGTAGGTGGTGCCGGCCGCAGCAGCCGCGCCGTTGGGAAGCGTGAACTCCACGATCTCGCCCGACGTCATGACGTCGACGATCTCGCCCGCCGCGAGGGGGGTGTCGACGCAGATCACGCCGATAAGGCCACCGAGCACGGTGTTGCCGGCGGCACCCGAGAGGGGCGTGCCGATGATCACGCGACCGTTGGAGTCGAGCGCGACGCAGATGACCTTGTTCAGGTTCGCGTGCGCGTAGTCCGGGTTGGAAGCGGTGTACGCGAAGTCGGCCGCCAGCGGCGCGCGGAAACCGCCGCTGATCGGGTCGTACTTGTCGAACCGGCTCATCTAATCCTCCTGAGGCGATTGATTACGAAACTGCGGTGTGACGGAATGCGCCGGGCATCCGCTTCTTGAGGTCGGCCTCGTAGGCCTTCTCCTTCTCGGCGTCCGACCCAGCCCGTCGGTTGTGATTCGACCCAGTCGCCTCAGGCGCGGGCTGAACAACATCCTTGTTGACGAGGAAGGGCTTCTCCTTCACCATCTTCTCGATGGCTTCCTTCATGCCCTCGACCTTGCCATCCTTGATCTCCACACCAGCCATGTAGGACTGCTGCAGAACGGCGTAGGCAGTTGCGGCGTCGAACCAGTTGACGCCACCGGCCATCGCGAAGGCGTTCTCGAGCTTGGTGTTCTTCAGCTCGGCAGCCTGCGCTTCCGCCAGCGCCTTCGCGTCGTCGCGCTCCTTGTTGGCCTTCGCGACTTCACCGAGCTTTGCCGTCTCGGCATCGTCGATGATCTTCTTGTTCGCGTCGCGTTCCTTCTCGGCCGCAGTGGCTCGACGGTCGGCCGCCTGCATCCGCTCCATGATCTTGGTGAACTCGGCGCGCGAGACCGGCTTCTCGTCTTCACCCCCAGTTCCGGCATTGGCTCCGCCATCATCGGCGGGCTTGGTGCCGGCGTTGGCGTCGACATTGGCGTTGGCGTTGACGTCGTCTGCCATGATCTACCTTTCTTAGGCCGCTCTGTGCCATCACAGGCCGCTCTGTGCCTTATTTCTTGATGCGGGAGCCTTTGACTCCGCTGTGTTTGCTCGCAGGCAAGCGACGGTATCTCGTCACCTTACCGCCCTTAGTCTTGTGAGCCTTTTCGTGCGCCCACGTTTGGTGTGTTCCGAAGGCCCATCGATCTTCGCCACTGCTTCTTAGATTTGAACCCGGAATAGGTCCCCTTCTTAGCCACAGCAGCTGATCACCTCCTCTTACGCCGCTTTGCCCAGCTTCTGTCGCATCAACGTCACCATCGCGTCTTCCGAGACGACGTCGTATGTCAGGTAGCACAAGCAGTTCGGGTGTGGCTTGTCAGGAACCTCGTCAGCTCGGTACACACCAGCGGGACAGTTGACGCTATGGCCCTTGGCCAGCTCGTCACAGTCGTCGTCATTCGAGTGTGTCTTGCTCAGGTTCCACTTCGGCCCTCGCACCCACGGCTTGTCCTTAGCTATCTGAACCTGCTCGTCGTGGAACGCGTTGTTCAGCTCGGTACGTGCGAGCCGCATCGCCGACGCTGCCACGCCGCCCTTGACTTTCGGGCTGATGTACTTCTCGACCGACTTGGCCAGCTCCTTCGCGGACAGGCCTTGCACAATGCCCGCTCGGATCATCTTGTCGATCTTGCCCGACTCGAGGGCGGCGTGGCGATACACGTTCCGTGAGAGCTCTGGCGTACGCCGCGTACTCAACAACACGATCCCGGCTTCCGAGGTCGCCTGCAGCGAACTGAGGTACGCGTTTGCGAGCTTCTCGCCGACCGCCGCACGCAACACGCGTTCGAGCGTCTTGCCGTAGTTCTGTGCGGCTCGCTCGGCGAACGGAAAGAACTTCAGCAGGATACGCATGATGTCCGTACCCCAGAGCCGACGCTGTTCTTCGCGGATAGCCGCGATGACGCCGGACAGCTGATCGATACGGACAGCCGCGCCAATGCCCGTCTTGTTCTCGAGCGTCGCGATCCGCTTGGCAGCCTCCTTTGCAGCGAGCAGAAGAACGGAGCGCAACTCGCGGTCCATCTTCACTTGCACATTGAGATAGCTGTCAAGCGGACGACGGTCGGGAACGGCGGGCATCAGACCTCCTTGACCTTGAACTCCCGAATCAGGTCAGCCATTTTCGCGTCACGACGGACGGTACGCGAGCTGCCCGAGACCTTCTTCGACGCAGGAGCCTTGCCCGTGGCTGGGCCGGACTTCGGAGTCGGGTGGGGCGATCGGGCCTGGGCCAGAAGATCAGCGAACTTCTTCTGGTTGGCCTCAGCGCTCTTGACGGTGGCGTAGTCGACCTGGCCACGGTTCAGCATGTCCTTGGCTACTCCCAGCATCTGCGTCGACTTCTCCAGCTGCTTGCCAAGCTCGCTCACCCTGTTCTTGCGATCAGCGTTCAGGGCGTGCTGCTGGGCCTCGAGCGAAGATCGAGTTGCCGCCGACGTCTTCGACGCGTTGCTGGTCGCCTTGGCGTTGGCATTCGCCGCGGGCTGCTTGTTGTCCGTGCGGCCAGGCTTGAACGTCGCCTTCTTGGCGGCTTCCTGACCTGCCGTCAGCTCGCCATCGGCTCCGGTAGCCTTCTTGATCTGACGTCCGGGGCCGACCTTGCCAGCCGGGGCACCGCGATCGAGAGCAGCGATGTAGTCGGGGCTCGCCAGCCCGCGCTCGGTGGGCTTGAGACCGGTCGACGTCTTGCTCGCCGGGCTCTGCGCGAGCCGTGCCTTGGCCGCCTCTGTTTGCTGCGAAGAAGAAGTCGATCCGGCTCGTTGAACCACACGACCACTAGCGTCGGTCTGGATGGCACCTCGTGCACGCTTCTCGCGCGCCGCAGCGAGCTTGGCATCAGCCTTCGCCGATCGGGCGTTGGCGTCGGCGTGCCACTTCTCAGCGTCGGACATCTGACGCGCCGGTTGGACCTTCGTCGGCGCAGCAGCCATCGTCGTGGGCTTGGTGATCGGCTTCTCGTCCGTGAACTTCGGGATCTCGCCGCGACCACGCTTGGTGTCCCGAACCATTGCCGGCGTCTTGTTCGCCACACCAGCGAGCGGAGTCGGGTTCGCCTTGCCGATCGACTCTTCCTTGCGCGCCTGCGCACGAAGGCGCTTCGCGACCGACGAGCGTCGAGCGCGCTGGTCCGGCGTCAGGTGCGCCTTGTTGCTGGCGTTGATGTTGGCAATCTTGTCACGTGTGGAGAGCTTAGCCTTCGGCCCGCCTCGGAACGCGTTCTTGTTGCCCTTGAGCCCAGCCGAGATCTTCAGGCGGGTCGACATGCTGACAGCGCGTGCCATTACTTCTTCCCGCCCTTCTTGTTCGACTTGAGCCGCTTGTCCTTCTTGGTACCTGGGTTGGGCTTTCCGCCCATATCAACCTCCCGCGTTGGCTGCTGCGGCTGCTGCCGCATCTTGTGCTGCCAGTTCTGCACTGACGCGAGCGCCGAAGGGATCGGTACGCGCAGCCACTGCAGCTTGCTCCTTCTCCACACGTGCGCCCATGTCGCTCGGGAAGTCATACCCGAATCGCATCATTTCGGCCCGATAGAAGTCGGTGTCGATGACTCCCAAGCCGAGCATCGTGTCCAGCTCGGCCCGGATCATTTCTCGGTTGGCGGGGAGCTTGTCACCGAAGGTGGTCTTGATGCGCATGCCGTCGAAGCGCATGCCCTCGTAAACGGGGAACCACTCGGTCGCCAGGTCGTAATACATCTGGTCGTGGCCCTCAACGATCAGGTCATCCTTGAGACCCGTCTTCGCCATCATCGGCGAGAACTGAATGTTGAGGGCGATTCCCGACTGAGCCACAGACACGTCGATGTTGCCGATCGCGACGTCGGGCGTCTGCGAGCCTTGTCGGAGCTGACTGATCAGGAACTTGATGTGCTCTTGGAACGGGCCGACGTTGCCCACGCCGTTGACGCGGTACACCTTCTCGCCGATCGCGTGCTCGATCATGCGGCCAGGTCCCAGCCGCCACGCCACGATCTTGCCGGTCAGCTCGTCGATCGGCGGGCCCGCGTCGGTGGCATACACGCCGATGCCGTCGAGCGCGAGCGCGAGGTCCTCGTCGCTGATCGATTGATTGATGGCCGCGATCACGCGTTCATGGCCGCGCAGTTCCGACGAGCCGAACGGGTTGCCCGGCTCTTCGAAGTTCTTGATGTGGTACACGGGAAGATGCGTGATCCCGTTGATCTGCATTGACTGCAGCGTGCGCATGGGTTTGGCCGCAGGCCCCTCCCATTCGTCGAGAGCGAAGATCGCCTCGTCGTATTGCACCCACGGCAGCGGGTTGCGGGCGGTGTTCGGCTTGAGGTAAGTCGAACGTTTGATGACGAGGTCTTTCTCGCCAGGCGGAATGAACGGGTCGACGATGTGACAGCCAATGATCTTGTCGACGTCGTCCGGGTGGAAGATCGGAAAGAACATCGCGGGATCGAGCGGCATCAGGGACACGCGCGAGCCTTGCGGCTTGAGCGGATCGGCCTTGATGTACCAGAGCCAGTCACCGCGGATCATGCCGTACAACTTGTTGCCGTTGAGCTTGGAGCGGAACTTCTCCCGGGTGAAGAAGTCCGTCATGAACTGCGTGGCAGTGTCGATGTCGCCCTTGACCGCGCCGTTCAGCACGGTTGGGCTGATCAGGAACGACTGCTTCGGCGCAGTGTAGTTGAGCGTCGTGTTGACGACGGTCATTGCTGAAGGCAGGTAGATCGGCTTGTCCTCGGCCCCTCGAGCTACTAGCTTGAAGGTGTCGGGAACGCCCCAATAGATCTGCTCGTAGATCCGGTAAGACTCGATGCGTTGCTGATCGAGAATGTCGGGAATCCACGACGGCATGTTGACGGGAAACATCGGCCGCAGCGTGGAGTAAGGTGTGAACAGCGGTGTAGTCATTTCTATCCCATTTCCGCCTGTGAAACCCGAGACCGTCTCTGTGTCAAGGTTTCGCCGGGAATGCCGAAGTGGCCACGGAAGAAACGCCCGAGGGCTTCCACACCGTGATTGTCCTTGTCGAGCGGCTTTTCGCTGTCGGACACGATCTCTGATCGGTGTTCTGGCCAGCGGTAGCCTTCTCGCATCTCCCACGCAAGCTGCTTGCACGAACGGTCGAACATGATCGTGGGCTTTCTATCCCGGTGACCGTACGGCAAGTGGTCGTTCTGTTCCTTCAGCGCCTGTCGAATCAACGACAGCCGGGTCTTCAGCTCGCCACCCGTGTTCTTGCGAGGCTGGATGCGCAGCATGTTCGACATCGTGACCGTGTCGTCGGGCTCAGCAGGATCGGGGTAGAAGCACTCTGTCTTCTCCACGAGCATCGAGTACCGATTCTTCAGGTCACGCGCCACTTCTGGCGTGTCAGCCTGCGTCCAGCGCTCCTCTTTGATGACGTAGATGTTGCCGAAGGTGTCGATCTGGATCCACAACCACACGAACGGGTTCGTGAAACCGTAGTCGCACGCGCCGTACAGCGGCCAACGAGGATTGTACTCGAAGTCGCCAATGTGGATGTCGTCATCCCACTCCTTCATTACTGCGCCGACCTTGTCGACGAACATCGCCCCGTACTGGCGAGCGAATTCGTCCTCGGTCAGGTCTTGCTCGGCCTCGAGAATCTCAGGGTCGTTTCGCCCGCCGGGGAAGGTAACGGTGTTAGCCCACGAAGGAAAACGCCATGACTGCCAGTTCGGGAAGGCTGGATCTTTTCCACGAGACCAAAGGGCGTAGAGTAGAGAATGCTCTGAACGGCCCTCGGGTACGCCCGTGAATGCCGCCCAGCCCTTCTTGTCCGAAAGTGTAGGTCGAATGTATTGACCCCACGTTCGCCGCTTGTGGCGGCCCGCCTCAACCATGAGAACAAAGTCAAGACCATCACCAACCAATTTCTCGGGGTACTTGGCGGATTTCCCCCACAACTCAAAGCCCCACGACGTCTTGATGTGCATGGGGCCGCCATCGGGGTTGTTCAGGAACCGGATCGATTCCCGGTCGATCCCTTGCGCGCGGAACGAATCGTAGACGATCCGGAATTCCTTCTCAGCATCGGTGTATTCAGGACCACAGATCCAACCGAGCTGAGGACCGCCCGTGATGTGCTTGCTCTTGAGGAACGCTTGCGGCTGAACCTCGAACCCGCCCATCATGGTCTTCCCGAATCGTCGGCCGTTAGGCGCGACGCGGAACCGCTTGAGGCTGTTGTGAAAGGCCATCTGGCCTGGGTGTGGATGGTAGTCAAGCCGCTCGAAGTACTTGGGCTTGCTGAACACCTTAACCATCAAACACACCTTTCTCTCCAACTAGCCCCGTCAACCGATATATGATGACGGGGCCGCTGGCATTCAGTTGGATCGAAGGGCTATCGAGCGTGCGACGTGAGTGCCGGGCGCTACCCGGCGTGCCGTGTCAGCGTATCACGCGATGCGATACGTGACCGGGATGGGCTCGGTCTCGGGATTCAATCCCACCGGAAAGCCCGCCGCCGGGTTGGTCGCCTTGATCAGCGTGCACTGCTCCTGTGCAGTGGGCTGGTGTGGAAGCGGCTGGATGATGTTGTCCAAGCCGCCGAACTCGCTACCCTGAGTTGTCGGGCGCTTCGAGATGTGTCGACTCATAACCTAGACCTCCTTGAAGCACTCTCATCAGCCGTTCAGCTTCTTCGATCTGCTCCACCGTGATGACGCCAGCGTTCACGAGCGCCATACGAAGGGCCGGGTCGAACGTCGAGGACACGACAGGGGATGGGGGAGCGTCCTCGGCGATGATCTTCGGAATGACCTTGTTCAGGTCACCGGCGAGCGCGTTGAAGGGGTGGCGGGGATGCCATGTCTGGTGCCACTTGCGCGTGTGGCCGCACATCGTGCACTCATCGTCATCGCTACTCACCAAGCTCGCCTTCTTCCCATTCGCTTTCATCGAGGTCGATCACGTCGTCAGACGAGGTGCCATCGTGGTTCACGATGACATCCGCGAGCATGTCCTGGAACTGAACGTTGGCCTCGACGTGCACGCGAGCGGTCGGCATGCCCATCACCTGGTCGAGCACGTACTTCGCCGCGTTGTACCGAACGATCTCGACGCGGGCGTTCTGCATCAGGTCCACCATCACTTCGATGGCGCTTCCTGCGTAGCGGCCTAGCTCCTCGTGCGTGCATTGCTCAAGGCGACGCTGCGCCTCGAGCCGCATGATCGGCGTGACCCAGTCCTGGCGGACCTTGCTGAACTTCCCGCTGGGCAAACGCGGTCGCCCTCGTTGCAGTTCATCAAAGTCCCATTCCTCAACGGGCTTCTGATAGAACATCGCGAGGTCTTCCTTGACCTTCTCGAGTTCTTTCGGCAGCCTCGTCTTGGCATCGTGAATGCGACGCCGGATTGCCTGTGGTCGAGTACTGCGCGGCTGTGCCATACGAGCCCCTTCCAGCGCTCTGTCTGTTAGGTGGACCCCCAAGCCAGGAGCGCTAAGCTCAGACCGAGCCGCGTTCGGCCTCTTGACTGACTCGGGGGCCATGATACGAAGTATACGTGGTCCCATTTCCCTACGTCAACCCCGACCCATTGTAAAAAGCCGCGTGGGTTCCCCTGTCCCACACCACCAGCGCAAATACCCCAGCCGCTGGCGAAAAGCGAGTGGGGTATCGGCGTTACAATTCAGCCTCGCGCTGTTCGCGGGCTTCCTTTTCTTCCGAACGTCGAGTGGTCGACGATGACGGCTACGTAGCGGATCACGCCATCGATAATAGGTTCGAGCGACGTCATGCGGTTCGCGAGCGGCAAGCCACAACAGGCGCAGGAGCCTTGTCGAAGTGCTGCACTCATTCTTCCATGCCTTCTTCGTAGTCGAAGTCGTAACGCTGGTACTGCGTCGGCACGGGCGGGAATGTGACCTGTCGGTCACGCGACATGTCGGCGGTGCTGATCCTACTGGATCGACGTGGCTCTGAGGTTTCCTGTGAACGCCTCAGACGACGAGCGCGCAGCGACGTCGACATACGACGCAACGAGGTCGTTAGCCACATCTTGAGCTATCCTTTCGCAGTCCTCACACGGTTCGAGCATCATCAGCGCGTTGATAGGCGTATCGGCGTGAAGGACGAGCATCTGTTGGATCGAGCGGTGGCACAGGGTGAACGGGACACGCCCTATCGCGCCTCGCATCGCACGACGGTGATAGCGACGACTCCCCACACGCACGACGCGCTGATACGTATAGGCAGTAGTCCAATCTCTTCGCATGACTACTCCTGGTTCGGGACGGCCTTCAAGAACAGCACGATCGCGTTGAACAGGCTGGGCTGAACGTCACAGATCTGCAAGCGCTGCTCTTCGCTCATCTTCAGCCACACGTCACGCAGGTCGTACGCCAGCGGCGTGCGGAACTTCGGGGTCACGTAGGACGCGAGCGACACGGGCTCACCGAAGCACAGCGCGAGCGACTTCGCTACGGCCTGCGTCAGGTCGGAGCTCGGGATGCGCTGCTCGCTCCTGTACACGCCCGAGGTGATGAACGAGAACGCTCGGTCCTGGCCAGGCGGGTTAGCCATTTGCGTCACGGGACACTTCCTTGATCTTGTCGTTGGCCTTCTTCATGATCGCTACGATACGCGCCAAGACCTGCATCTCTTTCTCCAAGTTCTGGAACTGGAGAGCAGTCTCGCCGAGCATCGGGACGGCCCGCAGCGTCGGCTTGTCGAGCGGTGTCTTTCGCGGCGTGTCCCGTCCGCCTTCGAGCGGCAGCAGCGCCGACTGCGCGTACGCGTACATCTGGTCCTCGACAGGGCCCTTCAGCCGCCCCGGCCAGCCCTGCGTCTTCGGCTCGGTGTGGAACGGGAGCCGATCGGGCCGCGCGACGCGAGCGAGCCGCTCCTCTTCGAGTGCGGCGTTGGCTTGCTCGACCAGCCCGCGCATGTTGCTCTCGGCCTTGGCGACTTCTTCGTCGCTGAACGGCGGCTCACCCCAGTGAATGCCCTTCCTGATCTTGAGGATAAATTCCTCTTCCTGTCGAGCCTCCTCCTCGATCTCGCCCTTCGGCCGCTCAGGAATGTGGTTCACGACTCCTCCTCGATTTCCTTGCGGGCTTGCTTGATTGCCTGACGACGGATACGTTCACGTGCCTCAGTGAAGTGGGGCTCATAAGCATTGACCCAACAGAAGCAATAGCTCCACACCAAACCGTCCAGCGTACCGACCGCTCGGATGTAGTCCAGCCGATGCGTCGTATCAAGACCGTCATCCCTCATCTCTAAGCACTTGCGAGCCACGCGCACGATTTCATCGAACAACATCTCGATTAACGTAGACCGGCCCCGACAGGACGTACCTGCCAGGGCCGTGTCGACTTTCTTCTTCAGCTTGCGATCGATCGTCGCCTGCGTTCGCGCCATGCACCGAACGCTACGCCGTGATCAGTCCCTCGTCGAGCGCGAGCGTTGGATGCGGAGTCCGAGGAAGATCAGCCCGCCGAGGACGACCAGGCATCCCGCCAGCGCCAGCAGCTTTGGGAGGATCGACCCACCCGTTCCGGTGTTCGCGAGGCCCGTGTCGGCTCGCCCCACGGCGACGATGTTGAGAGGCGTGGACGAGGTCGTGTCCGCGGTGGTCATCGAGGTCGTCGTTGCCGTGTCAGTGGGAGAGCTGAACGTGGGCGACGTGGTCTCGACCGGCGGTTCGGTCGTCACGGGCGGTTCGGTGGTGACAGGCGGAGTCGTCGGGACGATGACCGGCGTGCACGCCTTGACGAACTTCCAGAACGTGCCCTGGAAGGTCATGTTCTTGAGGAAGCCCTCACCCGTTGCGTTCGACCCGAGCGAGAAGCCGACGTGGGAGACCGTCGTGTCCGGGTACGCCGTCTTGTACTCCTCGAGCGTGTAGCCGCCACCGGACTGGCTCGCGTTGGGCAGTGCCGGCCACGAGGCGGGACGTGTCGCCCACCACTTGCCGTTCTCGTTCACGAGATGCCCGGCCCAGGTGGTGTCGCCGGCCGGGTGTGCCCGCAACTGGTACGCCGGGCTGGCCCCGCTCGTCACCGTGTAGGTCATCTGCACGTCCGTCTGGTTCACGCTCGCCAGCTGGGCGACCGTCGACAGAGCGACGTAACCCGACTGCTTGCCCCCGGCTCGCGTGCCCGTGAGGTCGAGGTGCAGGCCGTTGTCCGTGTACTGGCTCTCGACGACGGGTGTGCCGAACGGAATCGAGTCGCTGTGATCCCACGCGCTCGCCCAACACACCTCCTTCTCACTGACCTGAGCGTGGGCCTCGACGGACAGCCCGATCAGCATTGCCCCGACTGCGGCCAAGACCGCAAAGATCTTACGCATGTTCCCCTCATTCTTGTTGTAGGTCCCGTCACACTACGCGCATGTTACCGACGGAACAACTTGGCCGCCATTTTGTCCTCGGCCTCGAAGGCTTCCCAGAGCTCGTTGTCGGCGATTCCACACGCCTGGCGGAGCTCCTTGATCCCGCGGTTGCAGTCCTCGATCGCGTCCTGGATCTCCTCGATCTGCTGCATGTACTCCTCGCGCTTGTGGCGGAGGCTGATCGCGTACTCCGCGAACTGCTTGTACTGCTCCTGGACGGCCAGGTTGTGGCGATCCACCATCTCCTGCACGTTGCGCTCGTTTTCACCCATCATGCGCGGCGTAGCCTCAGCCATCACTGCGGGTCCGTGGTTCATTATTTCCCCTTCACCGAACTGACAATGAACTTGAGCGTGGCTGCGGCGAGGACGATAACGCACGTCGCCCCCACCGCAAACCCGCAGAGAAAGGTGATCATCCCACCCAGCGATCACGCCAGCGTTGGGCGGCTTCCCGCCACTTCTGCGGCGCAGCGTCCCAGTTGCCGTCCCACGCGTTGGCGATGAGTACCCACGCTGCCGAGGCGGCATCGATCGTGACGGCGGAGTCCTTGATGAGGCCGGTCGGCTCCTCGTCCTTCTCCTTCTCGTCCGCGGCGAAGTCGTCGACGTCGAACAGTGCGGCCTCCTCCACGTCGACCAGCCGAACGGAGGCCCACTGGCCCCTGAGGTAGTGCGCCACCTCATCGCGATCCACACCCGCCCAGATGGTGAGCGAGCCATCCTCGTCCTTGCCCCAGCTGTCTCCCGTCTTGTGCAGGATCGAGCCCAAGAACATGCCTTGATTGACGAGCACGCCGCCGTAGGTCATTTCGTGATCCTCTTCAGCTCGTTGACGATGAACCGCACCTTCTCGACGCTCGACGGGTTGGCGTACTTCTGGTCGAATGGGTTGCCGAACTTCTCAGCAGCGTGTCGCAGAAGGCACAGTCCCTCGAGCAAGATGATGCCCGAGTCAAAGGCAGGGTTGCCATCGAAAATCTTCCCGGTCGAGACCGTCAGCGTGTCCCGGCCGCCTTCCGCCGTCCCGACGTCCTCGACGGTGATCGTGATCTTCACTTGCCATCCCTTCGTGTGTTCTTCCAGTCGTTGAGCGTCGAGCGACCTCTCGGGAAGCCGTACTGCCTCGACACGCGCGTGATGTCGACGATAGCCGCCTGGATGTACGACTTGACGGCGCTGAGAGGCTCGTCGTGCGCCCGAAGCACGAGTGACGCGAGAATGTCGCCGATCGCCAACGAGCGGGCGTCCTCGTGCTCCTGACGCGCCCTTGCGTCGGCCTGTGACGGCCGGCCACCACGGCGCTGGAATTGAGCCGGGTTAAGCGCGAGCTTTTTCTCTTCGTCCGTCAGCGCGGCGAAGAACGCGCTCATCGAGGACTTGTGTTCGACCGGCTCGCTCGACGGCGGCGGAAGGAAGCTCCGGCCTTCGCTCGCCATGCGATCTTTGTCCAGCGCGGTGATGCGGTCGTTCACGCGGTACCACCTGAACCGCATCTTCTGTTCCGGCGTGCGCTGCACGGGAGATTCCTCGTCCTCGACATCGGCGGGAACGAAATGCGGGTTGACGCCGTACACGTACAGCACGTCGACGCGCGTCCAGGGCGGATTGGCCTTGTACAGCCAGACCTCGCCAGGCAGCGCCGGGTCGTCATCTTCCGGGGGTCGGTTTGCGCGGGCTTCCACTGAGATTCCTTTCGATGCGGCGTCTACTCGCCAGCCATCCGACAATCGTCGCACGACTGAGTGGCGGCTGGCCCAGCTGAGGCTCGTAGAATTCGCTGAGAACGGCGTAGATCTCTTGGACAGACCAGTCCTGATCGTACTTCCAAAAGGCCCAGAACATCAAGGCACGCTGGACCTTCGTCATGTTCACGTGCTCGACCGACGGCGTGCCGTCGCGGCCGATTCTCACGTAGTAGTATTCCCCCGAAAGGGAATCGAACCAGCGGATGTAGTTAGGCGGGATCTCGCTCGACAATGTCGACCTCGTACTGGTCGCTGGTGATCAGGTCCTGAATGATCTCCTCGATGCCGTTGTGGATCTGCCGCTTGAGGATGACCTTGAACTCCTCGTACGCATCCTGATGCACAAGCGCGTTCAGCTGCTCCTGTGTCAGGCTGCAAGGCCACTTGAACGTGATGATGGCCTCGACGTTACCTCGCATCAGCTCTCTCCCTCTTGGCTCGGGCTCGCTCCTGCATGGCGCGAATGTCGGCCGGCGTCACCTTGTTCAAGGGCTTGTCCAGCTCGCCGAGTTCGCGGATGAGGGCGTCGTAGATCGGTGTGGCTTCCATGCTTTATTTTACAGCACGAAAGGCCCACGAGCATACCGAGCAAGAAGGGAATGCCCAGCAGGACTATCCACACCAGCCACACGAATAACCAGGAGTTCATCACAGTAGCTCGCTCCAGCCCACGGCCTCGAGCTGGCGGGCCCAATCGCCCGTCGGACGCCACTCGTCACCCATGACTTCGGTGACGGCGTCGAACAGGGGCCTCATCTTGCCATTGTCGCGGAACTGGTCGAGCAGCGGTTCGATCTTGGCCCGGAGCCGCACGCGCTGCTCGTCGGTGGAGTCCCAGTTCGCCGCACCGATGTAGGTCAACAGGCCCATCGCCTTGGCCAGATCGCTCACGTCGATGTCACCTTCCTCGGGATAAATGCTACTCCGTCCCAAATACGGGACACGCGGTGTGGAACGCACGTGAGCACGGTATTCGGGCGAAGTGGGCGAGCGAACGGCTGTCCGATCAAATGACAGCGGCATTTCTCAGTCACGTGGTGACCTTCGTCGGGTCGGCCTTGATCAGTCCGCGGTGCATGGCCTGCAAGATGACGTGCTCGCGCCGGTGACAGCGCCACTTCTTGAGGATGGACTTGACGTGATGCTTCACGGTGTTCACGGCCAGGTGCAAGCGCTCGCCGATCTGGGCGTTGGAAAAGCCCTGGATCAGGTAGAACAGGACTTGTTTCTCTCTCTCGCTGAGCCCCTCCAGCATCAGTAGTCGCCCACTGAAATGAGCACAGCCGCGATCAGGTACAGGAACAGGATGAGACCGAGCACGCCGAGGAACTGCTTCAAGGTCATTTTTGCCTCACGACGTAGTCCTGCACGGGCGCAGGTTCGGATTCAGGGACGACGTACACGAGCAACAGGATGATCATAGTGATCATCGCCGTGATCGTGAAGCGCTCAGCAAGAGGCCGCTCACGCGTGATGCGCACGCTGTCACTCATCACACGGCCACACCGAACGGGATCGAGCGCAGCCCGGCGTGAAACGAGCAGTCGGCGCACGCCTTGTTGCTTCGCATGTGGAAACGCTCGACAGGCGTGCGGGGGCCCGTCAGCGGGTGCGTGTACAGGACGT